GTTGTACCCAGTAAGTAGAGTATTCTGGATATTTAGAGACACATGGCAATTCACAACTCCATTAATATTTTCTATAGCATCTATTACTGAAGCTTGGTAAACTGGTTGTGCAAAAGTTACTGTATCTCCTAATACAAACATATTATTTATTGCTGCTGATATTTGTCCCTGTATTTGTGAAACAGAAGTTCCTTGAACTAACTTTACATATAAAATTGGGACTATAGGTAAAATAACAGGAGACACAAAAGAGTATCTAACTGTAGTTAAAGACTTAGAATACAAATAAGATGATAAAGCTGCTTCCCAATTAGGTGAAATAGAGGGATCTTCCCAATTCTGTAAAATTATACAAAATTGTACTTGATTCATCATATTGTAATTTGGTGGATTATTTTCATTCTCTCCAAATACATTTACTGCTGCTACTCCTGGGAAATTTAAAATTAAGGATACAAAATCTGCTGGAGTTACTGCTCTGTCACCTGCTGAAAATACCTGTGGGGCATTTGCTTTTATTTGGTTAATTGTTTCTGCATTTTCTCCACCCAAAATAGGAACAGTATTTGTAACAGTAACAGTTTGTGGATTACCATACTGATCATAAATAGTTGAATTTAAAGTACACACAGAAGCTGGGAAAGAAGCATTAGTAGAATAAATATTTCCACCTAAACCAGCAGAGGAAATATAAGTAATAGAAATATTAGCACCATTAATAGGAATAGCACCAAATACTCCATCACCAAATAAAATAGAAATAGTACCATTTAATTCAGGTCTAATCATATAATATTGAGATGTACTAATAGCATTAATAAAAGAACTTACCTGTATCCAAGGAACATTATTTACTAGAACAGAAATAGTTTGTGGACGAGTTACATCATTAGGTGCCCAAACTGAATAACTTCCATCAACATTAGTTAAAAGAGTAGTATAAGGAGAAGTAAATAAATTCTGGAGAACTTGAGCAGTATTTAAAACAGTAGTTGTAGCTACTAATTCCATAGTTACAGAATTTTCAATAGTTGTATCATTTATATTGTACACCTGATTAGCAGATCCATTTGAAGTATAATTTACTGGTACTAAATCACCTTGAATAGCTGAGACACTTGTAACAGTTTGACCAGGTAAAAGAGTAGCATATTGAGAAGTAACAAAATCAATACCACCTATACTAAAAGAAGTATTAGTAGGAATATATACCTGACCTACATTTGGTGCACTTAAAGTAAATTGTATACCACCACCATTTAAAACCCCTGTTATAGCTGAAACATTTCTTTTAGGGGTATAGTTTAATAGTCTTACTAGGTTTACTGCTGAAGAGTAATTTTTAGCAGTGGGTAAATATGTTTCTTCAGCTCTTCTTTCTATATAATAGTTTACTAATGTTCCTACAGCTGCAAATAATTCAATAAGCATCTGACCAGTCCCACTCCTATACATATCACGCCATGCTGATTGGTTAGCAATGAGGTTATTTTGGAGCTGTAAAACTAATGATGTGAAGGAATAATTTGTGTATCCTAAAGGTTGATCTGAATTAACTGCCATTTTATAGCTCCTATTAAATTCTTGTAATATTTTTATAGTTTATTTACTTCTATTGCAGGGATTTATCAACCACCAATTTGAACTGTGTGGGATAATACTTGGCTAAATCCAACTATAGAGAAACTAACAGTGGCAGAAATAGTATTATTGTCAGGGTCTGTAACTAAATTAACACCTTGTACATTTACTCTATTGTCCCATAGTTCAATAGTTTCTTTCATATTATCTGAAAAGTTGTCTAAAATTCTTTGATTTATTGGTTCAAAAAGAGAGCTATTTAACCCACTAGCAAATTGTGGTAAAAAAATTCTTGATCCTCTGCTAGTACCAAGTATATTTTCTATGCTGGCTTTTACTGCATTCTCATTTAGGACAGTAGCTAAATTTCCTTGTGTATCTTGTTGAAATAGGGGATCAATTTCACTATACACAATTAATGGATTATTATTTGTTGCCATTTAAGATTTCCTCCATTTTATCTTAACCTACTACTACGTTCCTATCCGGCGGAGTTATTTGTGCCCCGCAACTGGCTGTAGCTCCGTACGTAATCACTAATTGACCGGTACACGTAGTTTTCGTTGCTACCGGATTGTTTATTGCATTGTCTCCATGTAACGGATTGTTACAATGATAAGTAGCACCTTTTACAGCTACTAGAACACCACCTACCGTAAACGTTGTATTAACCCCCGAATTTTTGATATAACCTGAAAAACCACCGTGACTCCCGGGATCGTTTACTAAAGCTATTACCGCTGAACTCATCAAGTTATTCCTATGGATTTATATGTACTGCAGAACCTACTATTGTAGTTACACCAGTACTATTTAAAGCAGTTGTCCCGTTTACGTTCAAAGTTATATTCCCGGAGATATTTAGCGTCCCGTTTCCACCAGACCCACCTGATTCCGTTGTATAAACATTTATATTTAAACACTGTATATCGACTTGTCCTAATTGATCTATTTCTATATAAGATCCAGAAGAAGACTGCATAAGAGTTATCGTATTTGTAGTATCATCTAGTTTTCCCTGTAGTCCTCCAGGAGTTTTTAAAACAATAGTTTTCGTAGTATCATCTGTGTAAATCTGTATGCCGCTTTTTGTCTGAAATCCTCTTCTATTAGGATAATCTGTAGTTATAAACGAAGGTATTCCTCTCGTCGGATCTACTGCTTCTGCAAAATAAACAGGTTGGTAAATACTACCTTGCTCAAAGAATACCCATACCCATGAACCTGTATTTGGAACATTAAAACTTCCATAACCTGATCCAGAACCTGAAGATAAAGGCATTGCAGGAATAGCCCAAGGTAAAAGAGTAGAATCAACATTTACTAACATAGGTAATACTTGAACTTGTACTCTACCTGCTTGTAAAGGGTCTAAATTATTTACAACTTGCCCTCTGTAGTTTCCATTAAATTCTTCAGAGTGTACTGCAAATCCTGTTGTACCTAGGTCTTTTGACATAATTTTAGTTCACATTAAATCTTGGTTTAGTTTGTGGTGAAACTTTTTGGTTAGGTGGTTGTATAATTTGTGCCTGAATTTTTTCCAATAGTTCTTTATTCATTTCAAAATCTTTCTTTACCATTGCCATACCTATTTCTCCCTTAATTTCCAAAGTTTTAAGTAAGCAGTCTCTTAAAGTTTCCTCTAGTATTTGTAATTGACTATAGTCTTTTCTTTCCTTTAATGTTTCCAGCAAAATAGTTATTCTATATTTAAGTTCTAGGAAAAGATTTGTAGGTGCAGTAGGAGTAGTAACTTCTTTTTTAAATATTTTTTCTATAATTTTATTAAGTAACATATTAAAACCTCTTATAATTTGTTGCAGGTAAAAGTGTAGTATTTTTATTCATATCTGTTCCCTGCCTACATAGCAAAAGTTTTGTAAGGAATACATCACCAAGATTATGAACAACTTTCTTCACAAGCCAATATCCAGAGTAGCAATATGAATAAATTCCACCATCTGTTAGTGTACTTTGTGGGAAAAATATTTGAACAGTCTGACCAGGAACTGCATTAGGTAAGCCCTGTGTAGTAATCCACATATTAACTAAATCAGCCAACCTATTTGAATAGTTACTCTCTATCCTCCCTTGAAATTCACCATTAAAATCATTATTTCTTCCTGTACTAAATATTTCATTACTTACTGCTGGATCTGATTTATCTATGGCAAAGTAATCTGACATAGAGTAATAATCCTGTACATTTAAAGTATTGGAAATGAAAGTACCAGTATTCCAATCAAAATAAGTATAATTCTGTTTAGCCATTCCAAAAGAACCATATAACTTATAATTATCATAAATATACCAATTAAAAATAGGCAATCTATCTAAATACTGCTTATCAGATAAATTAAAATTATATGAAACAGGATTTACCATCATCTCTGCCAAACTTTTAAACAGAAATATATTCTTATAATTCTTAGTTTGAATAGAGCATTTATAACCATACTCCCCATTACTACCAATCAAATTTTTTGTTAAGTAATTTAGGAGGTAACTGTTATTCCACATTGGCTGAATTATATTTAAATCATAATCTAAGGAAGAGCTTACATCAGTATCATCTACATTTAATTCATTTAAAGCTAAAGTTTCCAAAGTTTCTTGAACACTACCAGAAAACCCCCTAGAAAAATTTGGAGCAAATAAACCAGAAGTAGATAATAAACCACTTACATCATATATAGAAGATGGATCACTTTGATCTCCACCAGGTTGCCTACGATATACATCAAAGTTAAAATAATTTTTATCTGTTGTGGTATCATTTAAAGCTAATTCTATCTCTATTTGAGACATTGATTTATCAAATGGAAATATATGGGTAAGAGCACCAGAGACATCATTTAATTTTAATCTTATCTCTGGTAAAAATTTATCCAAATCCTGTGATATAGTTAGTTCTTTAAGGTTGGTTATATTTATTGGTAAATCTACCCCACCAAATTTTACACCTAAAAAATAACTGTTGGACATTTTTAAGTTCCATTTCCATATGCATCAGGTCCAGTAGAAGATCCAGAAGAGGTAGTATTTACTGCAAAAGATTTATAAAATTGGTACACATCTTGAAGGTTTGGAATTGTATATACATCCCCAATTTTTATGTCAACAAATACATTTGCTACAGAATTTACATACCCAATAAGCCACCAATAATCTACAGTGTTATAGACTTTG